TTTCGTGCTGGCTGATTTATCCCATGCGCCGCTTTCAATTGATACCGTGCAGCTCGTGGCTGAGGCGCAGAAATCCGACAGCGGGGACCGGGCGATTGCCCTGCTCGCCAAGTCTGATACCACCGAATCCGCCAGTGCGGACCTCTATTTGAGCCAAAGCGTTGCGACCAAGACTGCCGAATTTCAAACCGACCCGGATACCGAGGCCGCATGGACTGAGGGCGGGTTGAATGCGCTGATCGTCGGTGTAAAAGTCACCGTCTAAGCCGATGACCAACCCGGCGTCGATTACCCGGCTAGGGGTCGAAGCGCTCACCGAGGGCGATCCTTCAGCCGAATTGCAACGGCTCGGCGCGGAGGTGCAAAGCGCGGGCAATGCCGCCGCAGAACTGCAACGTCTCGGTGTGGAAGTCATGAGCCCCCAGACCCAAAACGCCGTTATCAAGCGCTTGGGCGTGGAGGTCATGAGTTCAGTGGTGACGCAACCGCAAGCCAGCCACGTGCTGACCTATTTGGCGGAGATCGAGTGCTATCATCCGGATGATGATGACCCCGTAAACCTTTTGTACTGGACCGAAGACTTCACGCAGTCAAAAGTATGGACGCCATGGTATGGCCCGGCGCCGGTCGTCCAAAGTAATGCCACTTTGGCTCCTGATGGCATATCAATGACAGCCGATAAAGTCTACGGGACACCCTATTGGGGACTCGCTCAAACCATCAATGCTCAGACCAATACTGATTATTCGGTATCGGTCTATGTGAAACTGGGCGACGGCGCGGAAGATGACCCTTACATGGGCATCGGGCTGTATGACCCGCTCGCGGAATCCTGGCTGGAATGGTTTGGCTATGGGGATGTGGGCTTTCCTTCGCTCAGCAGCAGCGCTTGGACACGGCTGGAACTGACGGGTCAGACCTTGGGTAACAGCCTGTTGCAAGTCGTTATGCCGGCGGCGGAATCCGGAAAATACCTGTATTTGTTCGGCGCTCAATGTCAGATGGGCAGCAGCGTGACCACGTATCGCCCGGTGGCGGATGCTCCCACTCGAACCTTGCGCTTTTCCAGCCTACCCTATACTTCCCAGATCGACGACACGCCCGCGCAAACGCACTATGAGTCAAGACTGCTGCAACCCGGCTTACTGCGGCGCGATCTCTATTCACCTGGACAGCCAGGCGGCCAGATCACCGTGGGCTATGGCCTGGTGGAAATCATCAACGCCGGCGACATGGACGATTACACGCAAGCCTCGTTTGATGGTCGGTCGTATGTGCTCAAGGTCGGACGACTAAATGATGCGCTGGCCGATTTTACGACCGTCTTGAAAACGACGATGGAGTCGGCGGACTTCACCAGCACACGCATGACCTTGAAGCTCCGTGACCGGTTGGCGGAACTGGATAAACCAGTGACGACAATCAAATATCGCGGAGACGATTCAGAGCTTGAAGGAGATTCAGACCTCAAAGACCGCTACAAGCCGCTCATTTTCGGCGATGTGAAATGGATCACGCCGGTTCTCACCAATGAAGCGAAAATGCTTTATCAGGTATCCAGCAACCCGATCGATACCACTGGCGTCGTGCTGTATGAAGGCGGGGCGCAAGTCACACGGGGCACGGATTACACCAGCCAGGCCGATATGAGCGCCAATGCCCCAACGTCCGGGCAATATCGCGTCTGGCCAGAGGGGGGATTCCTGCGGCTGGGTTTCACGCCCAATCTGCAAATCAGCGCGCGCATTTATGCCGACGATGACACGCGCAATGTGGGCGAGGCCTTCAAGCAGCTTGCCATCGCCGCTGGCTGGCCTGCCGCTGAGATCAATGCCGCCGATGTCACCGCGTTGGACGGCGCGGCGGGCGGCACCACGAATCTGTTTATGGAGAACGGCGGACAGGCGCTTGAGCTGATGAATCGCTTGGCGCAGGGGCGCGGCATCTGGTTCGGCCCTGACCGGCTTGGCATCCTGCGCATGGGCCTGTTGGCGGAACCTGCCGGAACGCCGGCACTCAACCTGACCGCGACCGACATCACCCGGCTGGAGCGGCAAAGCACAGCCACGCTGCCGGCGAAACAAATCACCCTGAAACGCGATAAGAATTGGACAGTCCACACCGAATTTGTCGAAGGCCTCAGCGCAGCGACACGGCAATGGCTTAGTAATGAATGGCGGCAAACCATCGCTATTGATACCACCAACACCATCGCCCGCAAGCTGGCACCCGTGCTGGAATTCGAATCACTGATCAATGCCAACGAGGCGGACACATCCGAGCAAGCCTATCGAATGCTCGCGCTGTATGCCGCGCCGCGCGATATCATCAACCTGACCGTGCGCGCCCGTGTAGCGGATACCCTGCTGTTGGACCTTAACGATCTGGTAGAAGTCACCTATCCGCGCTTCGGCATGGACACCGGCAAGCTATTCCGCATCATCGGCATCCAGGCTGACTATCGCATCGGACAACTCGAACTTACGCTTTGGGGCTAAAACATGCTGTTGTGCTATCCCAACCTGATCGATGACGCGACCCTGAGCAGTGCCACGGCCTGGGTATCGACCCTACCGCTGGCCAATCTCCAGGACCGCCGTTTGTCTGTCCGGGCCCGCACCGATAGCGTGACCGCCGCGGCGATCGACATCAATCTGGGCTCCGCGCAATCCGTTTGGGGGCTGGCGCTGTGTGGTCATAATCTGACGGTGGACGCTACCGTTCGGGTGCGCGGCTCCACCGTTTCAAATTTTGCGACCACGGCGTATGACTCCGGCATCGTGACGGCCTGGCCGGGCATCACTACCCAGACCGAAGCCGATGGCTTTGTTGGCTACTCGCCCGTATTCACCGGCGCCGAACTCGCGGAATGCCGCTATTGGCGCATCGATGTGGCAGACTCCCTGAATCCATCCGGATATCTCGAAGTGGGTCGCGTGTTCATCGGCGCCGGCTGGGTGCCACAAGACCCGCCGTCGTATGGGTGGTCAATCGGCTACGAGGATCCCACGATTGTTGAAGCCAGCCTGGGCGGGTCTGAGTATTTCGATGAGCGGCCCAAGTTTCGCGTTTTGCAGGCCGGCTTGAACTATCTGACGCCGGCGGAATACCAGGGCGATGCTATGGGCATGCTGCGGACGCTGGGCACGTCTGGCGAGCTGATGCTGATCTGGGACGAAGCCAACACGGATACCCATGTACGCGGCTCATTCCTCGGTCGACTGCGCACCTTGAGCGCGATCGAAAATCCAAACCCGCTCAAGCATGCCACGGCCCTGGAGATTCAGGAGATCATCGCTTGATGATTATGGGGTTACCCCGCTGGGGGGTGTGGCCGCGTCGATTTGCCGGCGGAGCCACTCGGACCCGCCCAGGGCCTGGAGCTTGGCGCGCTGTGCGGCGGTCAGGGTCAGGTTGACCCGGACGGCGGTTTGATCGGCGGCTGCGTCCAGGCGCGGGCGGCCTGGGCGGCGGGTGGGTTTGGTGGGTTTTTGTTTTACCATTTCGGTCCATCCTGTATCCGGGTCGATTTCAAATTTCAGCATTATTGCGTGGTCCAGGGTTCGAGGTAGGGGATGCGGTCCACGTGACGATAGCGGCCAGGCCAGCGGCCCTTGAGACCGCCACGGGTCCATGCCGTTATAACAAACCCGCCGCCTTGATCAGTGTCGGGTAGCAGCCGGTCACACTGCTCAGCCACCAGGTGCAAACAGAACGGCGCGTCTGAGTCATCCTCCCACATCAACTCCAGCGCTTCGCGGCCGCCTTGGTCGATCCAGGGGCCGCGCGAGACGATGACTTCGCGGGCGGGTTTCATGTCACGGAGCAGGGCTTTCTGGCTGTCGGGGATCAGCACCCGCCCAGCGCCGGCGTTCCAACTCAGGAACACATACCCGGCGCGGGCGTGGGCGCTGTCCCAATATTCGGTGGCCAGGATGGCTTGACTACGGTTTGAGATAATCATAAATCCGCGTAGCCTTCCGGTGGCAGACCTACGCCGCGCGCGAGCAGATCCATGTCGGCCTCGGCTTCCGCCCGATCCCGGTAGATGTAGCCATCGATACCGGGTCCTTTGATTTCATAAAAGGTCTCGGGTGCGCTGGGCTTTCCGGTCAACAGGTTGGGTTTGCGGGCGGTGAATTCTACGATTTTGAATTGAGCGTTCATCTTAGTCTCCGGGGTGTTCGTTTTTCTTGTCTGCTAATTTATACGCATAGAACTAATCTGTCAAGGTTTTATGCGTATTTTTTCACCATAATTTTTCCGCTAGATCGGAGCCGCGCAGGTTGGCATAACGCCGCAACATCCTGGGATCCCGGTGGCCGGTGATCAGGCTGATTTGGGTATCCGTTAATGTGGTCCGCTCGAACAGCCGGCACGTCGCCTCATGCCGCAAGTCATGGAAATGCAGCCTATGGCAGCCGGCCGCTTCGGCGATGCGGCGCCAGTGATACCCAAGGCGGAGCGTCGTCTTGCGCCGGTCGCCATCGAAGAAGGGGAACAGCAGCCCATCGCGCGAGACGTCCGCAAGCGCCGCGAGGGCGACACTAGACAATGGCACTTGCCGTTTGTCGCCGTTCTTCGTCTTGTCGAGAAAGATGGTGCGGCGGGGTAGGTCAACCTGGTGGGCCTCCAACGTGTAGAGTTCAGACAAGCGCATCGCAGTCTCCAGTGCCAACACAAACAGCCGGCGCCAGTCTGCATCATCACCGATCACGGCCAGAATGCGCGCCTCCTCGCCCGGTTCCAGGCGTCGATCCCGGGCGGTGTCGGTGACTGGTTCGCCATCGGCCGCGCCATAGGCGGCATAGTTGCGGGGCAAAAGGCGGGCGACATTGACCGCGAGCAGCTCGCGATGGACCGCCACATCGAGCGCCCTGGCCAGCGCGCCAACCCGCTTGCGAATACTGCCCGGGGTCAGCCGGGCCTGTTTCATCTCCGCCACCCACTCGCTGATAAGTCGGGGCTTCAACCCGTCAAGCGGCTGTCCGTGAAAACGCCTGACGATCATCGGCAACAACGGCCGATCAGACGCGGACGGGTGGCCGCTCGCTTCGTATTCCCCCAGCCAGCGACTGACGGACCATCCAGGCTTGGCCCACACCGGCGCCAATTCTTCAGGCACAATGCCGGCGGCCAGCTTCGCCTCCATTTCCCGCGCCCACGCCCGCGCTTCCAGTTCCGTGTCTGCGCTGGCATGCAAGGGCTTGGGCAAACCATGCCCGCGAATCGTGATCTCCCACGACCCGGATTTTCTTTGTCTGATGTGCGCCATATTGACCGTCGCTAGAGGGACAAACCGAGCCACTTAGGGCGGTCATTAACCGCTCGCGGGGCGATTTTCACCGATTTTCAGGCATAAAAAAAGCGATTTTTCCAATCGCTTTTTGTGTAAGTGCCTGATTTGTGGAGGCGCGTGGCGGAGTCGAACCGCCCTAGATGGATTTGCAAACCGTCTAGGGCCTTGCCCCGCGTGGCTTACGGAGGTTGACCGCTATTTTGACCGCTGGGGCCGAGTTTTTTCGGGCGCCCACGGGTGCGATTGGGCCTGGGCAGAGTGGCTATGATGGCGGCCTGTTCACGCCGGGCGCGCTGCTCTTCGGCTGCGCGGGCGCGGATGGTGTCGAGCAGGTCTTGCCGGACAAACAGCCAGTGCCCGCCAAGCTGGGTGCCTGGGATTTCCCCCGATCGCGCCAGGGCTTGAACGGTGGATTCGGAGACGTGGAGCAGTTCCGCCGCGCCGCGCGTGTCGAGAGTGTCGGTCATGCGGCGGGCTCCAGTTCAATCGAGGTCTGTCCGTCTTGTTCAGCCCTTAGCTGTTCGAGCGTGGTGAGCGCTTGCATGGCCTGGGTAATGCGCTCCATGCGCAGGGAGTCGTCCAGGAGGTTGATGTCATCGTCCAGATCGGCGTCTTCAAGCACGTAAAACAGTGCCGCGCTGAAGCCGTCTGCCAGGATTTGGATATCGGGCCAGGGATTGTCGGGGCTGATGTGTTCGGGGTTGACGCGGGTGTTCCAATCGCGGAGTGCGGTGGCACGGTCCGGCGGTAGGTCATAGAGGGATGTCTGTCGCGTTTCCGGCGCTTGCGCGCCGCAATCCGCACATTTTACGACGAGCGTGCGATAGATTGAGCCTTGCTGTACCTGGATCGAGGTTCCGCCGCAGAAGGGGCAGGGTTTGGGTTCGGGTGTGGTTGTCACAGTGATGTTCCTTTCGCTAGGTTGCAGGAGTCGTGCATCAAGCAGAGGTTGCTGTAGGCATTGGAGCCACCGCGCGCCAGGGGCACGCGGTGGTCTATGTGGGTGCCGCCCGAGAGCGGCAAACCGCAGCGGGCGCAACGTCCGTGTTGCTGGATGGCGAGCCTAAGCCGGAGCGCCGGCGTAAACTTCGGCCGCGGTCTGGATCGCCTGCTCAACGGATACCTCGTCCGGATTCATGCCGCGCTGGAGCACACCTTGTTTGAGTTTGCCCAGTTCGATGGCATAGGTCTCGATTTCAAACGCGCGCTTCTGCTGCGCTTTCGCGGCTTTGGCCAGTTCATCGGCTTGGTTTTGCTCCTCGATGGCCTTGTCGCTCATGTAACGCTCGGCTTCGGCGATGCTCTTGGGCAGGTAGGCTGGCGGTATCTTGAATTCACCAGACCCGAAGAGGTCCATTTGTCCGACCTTGATCCATTTCTCGACCTCGCTGGCCAGCTTGCGGTCGATCTTTTCCTGTCGGGCCTTGGCGGAGTTGACCAACATGGCATGCGATACAGCATCTGGGTCGGCGCCGGGGTATTCCTGGCTGATGAGTTCATCGATCAGGGTTTCCGGATTATCCGTTCCTTCGCAGTTGATGTACGTTTGCTGGAACAGGCTCAGGAATTGCTCGGTCGTTTCTTTCACGGTTAATGACATGGGTTTGGTCCTCAAAAAATTGATTGATGATGCGGAGGGCTTGCTGGCATCGCTCAATATGCGCGGGCTCAATCAAGCGTTGGGTGGTTTGGTGCTGACGTTCCAAGGCCAGAATCTTGGCGTAGCCTTCGAGCATTTTGGTGATGCCCGGGGAAAAACTGGGGTTGTGGATGGGGACGTACCCGGGGCCGTCGAGCGGCGGGCTGTCGCCTTGCCATGGCGCTGGCTTGTCGGGTTTGGCGGCGCGGCGGCGCTCCTGGTGGGTCGGCAGGCCGGCGGCTTTGCGCTGGGTTTCCAGTTCGCGGACCTTGGCCTTGCCGCCGCTCTTGGCGGCTTCGTGATATTCCGGGTCGATCTGTGCGCGCTGTTTGGCGCGTTGGATGGTATCCACGCTGACATTCATTTTTTGCGCGGCCTGGGCCTCGGTTAAGACTGGAGTAGATACCGCATTTGCGGTATCTACTTTTGGCTGAAAACGATTTGTGCCGTGCTTTAGATTGGCCAGTTCCGCCGCAATCGCTGCGCGTTGGGTGGTGTCCATGTGGCGGCGGCAGTGGTTGACGTCGATGATGTAATCGAACGCATCCTCGGGGCTGACAAAGGCTTTCTTGGGCTCAATCCCGAGTTCCTGGCAGGCGCGCAGGCGGTTGCGGCCATCGAGCACCAGGTTGCTCATGCGGTCGATCTTGATCGGCTCATGCTGCCCTCGCGCGGCGATGCTGGCCTTGAGTTCGACATACTCCTGGCCCGTCAGAAGCGGGAAGCATTCGGCGGCCGGATGAATGGCCCATTCGGTTTTGATGGGGTCACTCACGGCGTAGCCTCCTGTTGCAGCTTGTTGAATTCCCGCAACCGGATGGCATCGAGCGTGAGCGCGTCGAGTTCATGGCCATTCCGCCGGACGAGATCATGGACGTGGTTGGTAAAGACATTTGTGAGGGTCTGATCCACGGGTATTCGGCGATGGGCGCAGTGGGTGATAAACCACGCCCGGTGCTGCACTTTATTGGGGCTCATGTCAGCCTCTTGTGGTTCGATTGATCAGGCAAGAAGCCGGTTGGGACGGCGCCATCGAAGTCGCGCATCCACTGAATCTCCGTTTTCGCGCTCTCGATCAAAACGGAGCCAAGGGCGCCGATGGCTTTGGCGCGGTCGATTTCGTGGGCGAGTTCCTCGGGGGTAGCGTCGCCCAGGCGTTCGAGCTGGGCAATTAGGTGGTTGCGCACGTCCACCATGCTGTTTTTCATTGTTGGGCCTCCAGATGTTTGGTTTTTTCGTTGATCACGCGGTTTAGGCGGGCGCGCATGGTGATGGCGCCGCGGATGTCGGGCGGGTAGCGGTGCACGGTGTTGCGGGCCATCAGTTCGGCGCGACTGATGCATTCGAGCCGGTCGAGCGTTATGTGTTGGGTTTTGTCAGCGGTGTCCTTAAACACAATCGCGTGACCGGCCGGCACGGGGCCATGGGCGTCTTCCCACACCAGCACATGCACGGGTCGGCAGCGGAGGTACGTTGGGCCGTCTTCGCGGATTTTGCGGTATAGATAGCCGTCCCGTACTTCCTCGGTGCCGATGGGGCGCCAGGTGTGCGGGATGTTGCCCTTCTTGAATTGAGTGCGTTCGGTGCCTGGGGGCGTCCAGCCTTTGCGGCCCTTGTTCCACGGGGTTTGACCGGCGTGAAAGCGGCCGGGGGTGCGGCCTTGGGCTTCGCGTTCGGCATTCAGGCGGCGGCTGTAGTCGATCAGGTATTCGCGCGTCTTTTGCACGCCGAGGGTTTTGGCCTGTTGGTGAATCGCTTTGATAGTGCGGCCATACAGGGTGGCGAGTACCGTGTTATCGGTGTGCGGGTACAGGCGCCGGAAGGTGGCTTGATCGGCGGCGGTCCAGAGGCGTGGCGGCTGGATGAGGCCGAGCTTCGCGGCGCGGGATTTGACACTAAACACGCTGCGGCCCATCTGCTCCGCCACTGCCGCTTTGCTGTGTTTGGGGTACAGCCGGCGCAAGAGGGCGTCATCGATCGGGGTCCAGGGTTGGCCGTTCATCGTCAGATATCCTCGTGCTCGTCATGGTGGTCGTGGCGATGCTCGGGGCGGATGAGGCTGACGAGGTAGCCACCAAGTGCGAGAGAAATGAGGGTGAAACCTAGGGCGGAAAGGATGCTCATTAAATTAGTTATAAGTGGTTAGTGGTTAATTGTTAGTGGTTATTGGGTTTGGCCAAACCCATATAAATTTATCTCGGCCTTTGCGGCCAGACCGTCTATCGGTTCCGGAATGGCTGTAACCACATTTTGTCCAGCCATCAAACCTGTATAAGTCGCCAGTGTGCAATTTTGCGTCTTGATACGAGACTGCATAGTTTTTTTTGAAACCCGGAAACACAGCCAGCCGCCACAGGCGAAGCGCTACACGGTTCCAATCTTTCTCGCGCGCGCAAACCCTGGCCAATTCAATAGCGTTATCTCTGTTCAAAAAACTGGCTCCGCCCACTGTTGGAGACACTAAATCAGCACTTATAACGACGGCAACTAATTGTTGATCGTAAATTAGCCCGTGGGCTTGGGCTATACCCATAGGTCTATTTATTGGTCCCATTTTATGACCCCATTTGACTAATAGCTGGTTAGCTTCATTTAATGGAATTGAATCGAATGTCACAAGTGGAAACATAGGGTCAGGAAGCGCGGTAGACAGTGCCGTCTGGGGTTTTCTCGAACGTCGCCAGTCCACGCCGCACCAGTCCCATGCAGGCGGAGCCGACGGCGCGGCTGGCGTAGTCGCCGGGCTGTATGTGTTTGCCTTTGATCAGCGCGGGGGTCAGGTCGAGCGCGGTGGAGGGTCGGGTTTTGAGCCGGCGGAGAATGGCTTGCTGAAGCCGGGAGGGTTCCGTGAGGCGCGGGGCGGCTTTGGGCCGGGGGACGGGTACGGGGGTTTGTCCGGGGAGCCGATATTGCAAACAC